ACCTCGGCGATGGCGCCCGCAAGCGCGGCGCCGCTAAGTCCTTCATTTCGGATCCGCCGCTCGGCGATCCGTCGATCGATCTCGATCAGCATCAGCCCGCGCTGCTCCTCATCGCGCAGCAGTTCTGCCGCGGCGCGCGCGTTGGCGTCGCGCAGGTCCGCTAGAAACTCTTCCGCACGCACTAGCCGCGCCTCGTCACGCTTGGCCGCAGCGTTTTCGGCATCGACGATGAATGCTCCCAACGGATCCTTTTCGGCAAGCTCGCGGATCTTGCGGTCTTGCTCGGCCAGGTCCTCGTAGAATTTCTTCTCGCTGCGCAGGAAGTCCGAGCGGTACTGCTCCCGTGCGCTGCGGATAGCCCCGAGCGGATTCGGTGGCTTCCCCGGTGTCTGCTTGTTCTGCTCGACGATCCTATCGATCTCCGCGCGCACGCTAGCGGCTTCGCCGCTGCGCGCGGTGGCTGCATCGACTTGCCGCACTTGCTCCCGCAGCAGTGCGTTCAGGTTTTCTCTGAGTCGCGCGACGCGCCCGCTACCCGCTAGCGTCCCCGGCGCCGGCTCTCCTTTGCTCGTCAGTTGATCCAGCTCTTTGCGTATCGCTGCGATCCTGTCGGCGATCGTGTCCGGCCGCACAAGGTTTGTCGCGGCGCTCCAAAACTGCGACCATAGTTGCGTTGCTGCCGGCAAAGCCAGCGCGAGCAAGTTCACTTCTTCGCGTTGCTTGCTCAGCGAGCGGGTCAATAGATCGTTGGTCAAAATTGCTGCATCCGCGTTCTTTTTCTGCTGTTCCAGCGCTTGGATGCGCTTGAATTCGGCAACACTCAGGAAGTTGTACGTCTCATTTATGCGCGCCGCGAATCTCGTCGGCGCCTCAAGTTGCGACGCAAACCCAGCAGCCAGTTCTGCACCACTCTTGTTAGATAGATCGGCAATACGCGCAACAGCGCGTCCTTGACTCTCGATCACACTGGCGCTCGTCTGCCCGGTTTGCGCCAAGGCGATCAGGATTGCGCGCGCCTCTCCTACTGTCTGGCGACTGGTGCCTACGACAGATTGCACCAGAGCATCCATGCGGTCTGCGGTCAACCCCGCAGCGTTGCCAGTGAGTAGGATGGTATTGCTCAGTTCTCGCGCATTGGCGATCCCTTGGTATGCGGCAGCGCCGAAGGCTGTCAGCCCGGCGACCACCCCCGTAATAGCCACGCCCACAGGGGTGATGAACCCTGCTATGCCGCGCAGCGCCGCGCCGATGCTGCCGAATTGGTCGCGGATCTGCCCGCCTTGCTGCAGTAGGACGGTGAACGGGTTTTGCCCGGTCTGGAGACTGGTGATGATGTCGGTGAACTGAGATGGCAGACTACGCGTCGCGGCGCGGATCTGGCCCGCGCTCACCTCGCCCGCTTTCCCGACAGCGGCAATTGCGCGCTGCGCTCTCTTGGCGCCGGACTCGAAGCCGGTCGTCTCCAGAGACAAAACAACTTTTGCGCTGGTCGTTGTCATATCAAGACCGCTGCCGGCGCAGCCATTCGGCTTCCATGATCTGCATCCCGGCGAACGCCTCGCGCGCTCTCCGGCCGCGCAGTCCTAGCGAGCGCATAGGCCAGGCGAGGGCCGCGTAATCTATCCCGGTCGGCATGCCTGCACTGCGGCGCCATTGCGTGCCGGCCGCCAGGAACAACTGCACCGCGTCCCAGTTCTCCGGCCATACCCCGAACGGCTCGATCTCGTGATCGCGACTGAGCGCGTCCGGCGCGAGACCAAGCGCCTGCGCCTGCTTGAGTTGCGCCGTGGTCGGCGGCGGCGGCAAATCGAAGATCGCCGACGCCGCCGCCTTCAGTTTCCCGCCAGACTCTCGCGTCTGCGCTTGAGGTATGCGCTCCAGATCTCCGCGCCTGCCGCGGGGTAGTGATCGAGCAACTGCGCGAGCGCCTGTTCTTCGAACGGCACCGCCTGATCGTCTGGCGACACCACATTTGTCCAGTCCTCTATTACTGCCATCAAGACCTGTAAGTCCGTCAATTGCTCCGTTTGCGTGCGCTGCTGCAGGGCGATGATTTCGCTATTGCTCTTGTGTCGGAACACCAGTTCCACCTCGACTAGGGCTTCGGCGGCATAGTCCGTGATCTGTACCGTTGCCGCGAATGTCGGATGCGGGATCAACCGAAACATGATTACGACGCGTAACTGATCGCCTTTGCCGCGAATGTGAGATCAATGCCGTCGCGCAGCGTGAAGTCTTCAATCGTCGGAGCATCGCGAAAGCTCCAATACGCGTTGCCCACCAGCTTGTTGCCGTTGGGGAACCGCACGCGTACACCGGTAGGGGTACTCGTATCGCTGGCCGAGCGCACCGTCGCCACCCAGCCAAGGCTCAGGTCGAAAAACCCAGGGATCGACATATCCACCGCGCCGCGGCGGATTGGGAGCTTGCGCTCTTCGGTGTCTTGCAGCGTCGTGACGTCGGCATAGGTGACTTCGCCGCCGCTTGTGCTGAAGTTAGGGGTGCGCTGCGTGATCTCGGTCCACGCTGTGATGCGCCTGATGCTGCCTGCGCCCGCGCCCGCTGGGTAGTCTGAAACGCTAGTAGTGTTCACGCTTTCGAGCGTGACGTCATTACTAGCTACGGTCTTTGCTCGGACGATGCGTCCGGTCAGCTTTCCCCATCCGCTGGTGACCTCGAGATAGTCGCCGACCACCACGCCGTGACCGACCGCCAGCGTGGCGACAGCTTCGGTCGCGTTGGTAATGGCGCTCATGGTCACCGCGCTGCCGTATGTACTTGCGATGTCGACGCCGGTGCCGACTGCTTTGGTGATGGCCATAGCGACTGCTCCTTTACACCGCTACCGCGGTGAGATCTAGGTTCGTGAAGTGCGTAACGTTGAGACTCACGCTCGCTTGCGTGATGGTCTGATCTGCTTCGTCGATCGCCCACGCGACGGCCGGATTCAGGCTCCACCCGATCGCGCCTGTTGGCGGGGCGGCTGCGGCGAAACGTGCAAATACGGCCGCCAGCAATGCGTCGATCGCGGTTTCGCCGTCGCTGCCGGTTGTGCGCGCGTACAGCTCGAGACCGATCTGCGTGCTCCATTGCAGCAGCCCCTGCTCAAGTAGCTGTTCGTTCGCGTTGCTGCGCCGTAGGGTGATCTCGATCGCCTGCTGCGTCTCCTTGGCAACTGGCACAAGACGGCCCCCGCGGATGTTCCCGCCGGCCAGCGCCGGGGGCGCAGACAGCACGCCCATCGCGGCATCGCGGATGGCCAGGAACGCGCTCATGCGGTTTCCAACATGAGCAACGAAAGCCCGGTGCCGTCATCGATCCGTTCACGCACCACGTAGCTTCCCTGCGGCACGACGAGCGCCGCACCGACCACGTTCGGGGGCACCGATGCCGTTGCGATCTGCGCCTGGGGCTGCCCGGAGGTCATGCCCGGGGCCGCTAACATCGTCTCCGTGGGCACGTCGAAGATCACCCTGACCGACGCGCCGCCCAAGGTGCCCTCGTCGCCGAAGTCGGCGAAGAACGGCGTCAGGTCTTCGGCGAACGGCATTCTCAGGCCGCCTTGCGCGCCGGAGCCTTGACGACATCTCCCAGCGCCGCAAGGTGCGCGGCGCTGGGCGCGCTGTCTGCCGACTCCGCCTTGTTGGCCGAACTAAGCTCGCTCGCCAACTGCGCCGTGACCACGAGCTCTTCACCGATTTCTCGGCGCTTGCCTTCGTAAAGGAACGGCCGATTGACGCGAATCTTTCGGTTGGTTTGCACGTTCATGGCTGCTCCTTCACGTAATGGTGGATGCCAACGCGAACGCGCCGGCGTAACGCAGACCGCAATCGATGGTGACGATGGCCCGGAACCCCGTAATGGCCGCTTGGAAGTTGGCGTAGGGGTTGACGTCCAGCTCGAGCGTGCCCCACTCACCGACGATCACCTGCGACCAATCGCCGAAGAGCATCGTGGCGGCAGCCATCTGCAGGGACGACATGGCGCGGAAGCCGCACATCTGCCCGTCCCAGACGTTGCCCTCCCAGCATGGGCTTGCTGTACCGGTGAACTTGACCCTCTGCATCATCAGCGCCGCCACGGTCGGCGTGGTGACGTAACCGCCTGTCAGCGGCTGGACGTTGGCGCCGGCCACATCGGTCTGGAACTCCAGAAGTCCGGCGTACCCTAGCGTCGTGCCGGTAACGGAGCCGATGCCTGCGGTATTCGTGATGCCGGTCGGTTGCCCGCCAGCGCCGGATCCCGATAGCACGGCCGCGTCGATGGCAATCGCGAGCACCTGCGCCAGGTCTGCCATGACCACGCTCTCGACCGCCGGGCTGCTCTGCAGCATCAGCTGTCGACTGACTTCCGTGTATGCGCCGACGTTCTTCGGCGACAGCGCCAACTGCCCTAGCGTCTGCTGGCTTTCGGTGATGGTGGACGCTTCGTTCGCCAGCCATACCGGCGTCGCTGCGCCTGTCTGCCGCGGGATCGTGACGTTGCCGTCCAGCCCCGGCAGTCGGCGACCGCCCATGCGGTAGGTA